ATTGCTGTGGTTAAACTTTGTCCTGTAACAGATACAGTAGCAGATCCTGATACAGTTTCCGTTCCTAGCGTTGTTGTTAAAGCGATACCTGTTGGTGTGACTACTGCTGAGCCAGAAATTGTTTCATCACCAATAGCGGTAGATAAACTTTCACCTGTTACTGCTACGATTGCAGATCCTGATACAACAGGAGTACCAATAGTAGTTTCGACTAATGCTTCCGCACCAACAACTATGGTAGTTTGACCACCCGCAGCAATACTGTAAGGACCAATCGCTGTGGTCATCGACTGACCAGTGACAGCAACTCCTACGTTTGGAATTACTACAGTACCAATATTTGTGGATAATGATTCACCAGTGACAGGAGCATTTGCACCTATACTGATAGTAGCGTCACCAATAGCGGAAGATAAAGCAATACCAGTTACAGATACTGTTGCACCTGCACTGACTGTGCTTGTTCCTACGGCTGTGGATAATGCTATGCCCGAAAGGGCTACGACTTCACTTTTGCTCCCTTGAGCACTAAATGAATCTTCAGCAAAGGTTGTAGTTCCAAAAAACATAACTATATCTTAGCCCAACTACAACAAAAGCTAAATGATTATATTAAGATATTCTTAATATAGCGTTAGATGAATCTGCTGTTGGGAACTGAATTGTAAATGTACCTGATGTTGAAGTCTTCACTGCACCAAAATCTAGAACCATAACTGCTGCATTTGTATTAGTTGTTGCAGTAGTGTTTGCGTTATAAATAACGGCAGCTTGCGCTGAGATTGTTGCACTTGTAAAACTTAGGTCAGCGAAATCAATGAATGCTGTTGCACCAGAAGCTGCAGCACCTGAATTTGTCAATGCTCCACCACCTGCAGCATAAGTACCTGAGGCACCTACTTCGTTACCTGTAATATACGCAGTAGTAGTAGCACTAAGGGTTGCAGAGTCTGTATACAAAGCAAGTTTAAAAGCGTCTCCACCAGATGATCGAAAATCGTGTTCGCCTTGTAATAGTTCTACTTTAAAACTATTGCAGACTGCTTGTGTAATGGCCATCTTTACTTACCTCCGGGATCTACTGACTTAAGAGGAATACGGAGGACCCCATCTGCGTATTCATCTCTTCGTTTTCTGCCCATTTGTGTCTGTGCTAAAAATTGCATCGCTTGAGCATACTTTTGATCGTATAATTGCACATATGTAGGATTTTTCAAGTAGGAAAAAGCCTCGACAACTGTGCCGTAAATTAAAACTTCAGGTGCGTTATTAGATAAATAAGTTGTTGTGTTTGTGCTTGATAATCTGTCAGGCGTTTTATTATACCACAATTCTATTTCATAAGCTGCATCAGGAGTAGGAGCTACAATCAATGTATTTTGATCCCAGTTAGCATAGTATTTAGGTGTACCTGTATCTGATCTATCGACATTATACTCATCAATAAATGTTGTATCTCTTTGTTCCAACCAAGTTCTATCCTTTGTGATTTGATCTTTTATCTGAACTCCTCGCTCAAAAGCAAAATCACTAGGCACTGTAATAAAAGGACTTCCTATGGTGAAGCTAGAAAATTGAAACTTTCTAAAAGCGTCTAAGTCTAATTCTCTTTGAATTTTGTTTTCTACATTTACAATGAATGTATTGATGAGAGAATCAGTTAAAACCTCTGATCCTACTTCAGCATAGTCTCTTACATTAGATACAAGTTCAGAATAATTCATGATGTGCTCACGGTTACATTACCAACTTTCGTAGCAATTAGCAACTTCCTGATTTCTGTAGAAGGTTGCATACCATCGGACTCAAAACTAGAATCCCCTGGTGCTCCTACAAATACAACAACTGCTTGAGGTACATCTGGTCTTGGATTTTTTAAAGCTTCAGCATCAGGTGCGTGATAAGGAGGGTCTAATTGAGGATGCTTCGGTTCGTAACACTCAGGACAAACAGATAATCCATTCCATTCTTTTCGTAAATCTAAATAATCATATTGTTGTCCGCATCTATCACAAATAGCTTGTGAATATTTTCCAACTGCGAAAGCCATGATTAAGTCCTAAAATAATTTTGTGGCACAAGATGAACAGAAGTTCTTTGACCGTCCTCTGTTAATGCTCTTTGTAATTCATCTTCATAATAAAGTTTCATTTCTTGAACTCTACCTGGGCTATGTTTTTGAGCGAGATAGAAAGACAACCCTGAAACCATACAAGGTAAAAATCTATAAGGAGCATCTGGAGTATTGGTGTATTTACCTGCGTCTTCAATCCTAGCTACATAGTAATAATTAATTTGAGTATCGGTTGTATTAGGTGTGAGATAAAGATTAATTTCTACATTAGATAAATTTCTTCTTACATAATATTGTGAAGGTGTTCCTGTAGAACTTTTATTAGGAATAGCTTGATACTCTGATCTTGAAATTTTTGTCATGGTAGTGTCTGTACTACCATTTCTGAAAACTGCTTCTAAGACATCACTACAATTAGATGGAGCAGTATATGTTGTCGTAGTGGCTACCAAGTTTTGAGTATGATTTGTTACTTTCCAAAGATGAACTCCTCTATTACCCCATTCAGATAATAATAAATTCAGACTTCTTCTAGCTGATTTTAAATCATAACCTGTTCTTGTTTGTTTACCGATTCTTTCAAAAGATTCTTCTATGACGTCATCAATATTCAAATCAAAATTTGTTGTACCTGAAGTAGCCATACTAAATTACTTTTTCTTCATCATTCCGCCACCACGCTTCTTCATGATAGCCATTCCGCCGCCTCGCTTCTTCATGACTTGTTTCTTCATCATGCCTCCGCCTCTTTTTTTGATTACTTGCTTTTTCTTCATCATGGTAATTACCTCTTTTTATTTAGTTGTTCGTACGTACGTTGCCTTTCAGCCACTACTTCTTCATAATAGTCTTTAGGCCATTTCTCATAATAGCCTATCTTATGTAGTTTGCAACTCGCATCATACAACTGTTTAAACTTTTGTATTAACATCATAGAATATTGTAAATCTCCATGTTCTACAGGCTCCTCTGTAGGATCACATAAAAACTCTTGTTCCTTTGGGTCAGCAGGAGTTTCAGGATGAAAGCCCATAAAATAAACATCTCGTCTATTGTAGGTTTTATTATAAAAATCTATTTTATCTTGAAATTGTTCAGGAGTGTATTGTTCAAAAAAAGGATCACAATAGATAATAATATCGTGTTGTTTTTTATTCCAAGACTTAATGACATCAGTTAATTGTTTTTCATACTTAGATTTATCCATACGAACCTCTATTCGTACTTTATTATCTTTTCTCCACTTAGCTGCAAAGGGACATGCGGGAAATCCTATGTGTTTATTTATTGGTTCTAAGACAGTCTTAGACCAATTAATTACATCAAGTTTAATTTTTTCTGCTTGTTTTTTTCGAGACAATTGTTTTTACGTTTGTAGGTTTACCACCTGGATTGCCAGCTGCACGTTTTCTACGCACCGCTGATGCTTTTTGAGATGTACTCATACTTCTAGCTTTTGCTAGAGGAACACATTTAGGATATTTTCTTTTTGAACCTTTCGTAGATTTTCTACCACAAGGCTGATACTTACCATTTTTCTTTGGGGCACCTATATCTACCCACTTCTCACCTACCCATTTACGAAGTCCCATTAAAGTTTCTTTGTGACCTTTCTTCTTTTAGTCATAACTCCTCCACAACCTTTTGCGATTCCACCTTGATTGTAGTTAGAAACTTTTTTTCTTTCTTGTGAAACTTGATTAATCATACCACCATTAGCTTTTTTATTTTTCTTCCCACCAGGAGTTACTTTCCCGGAACATACAGCACTAGCATACATATTTGCATATGCACTAGGGTAAACGTCGAATTTACGCTTTGCGGCTGCTTTTCCTTTTGCGCATAATTTTGCCATTTTTCTTTTTACTCCTTCCTGGTTTCTCTATTTGTTGTCTCATTTGTGATCTACCAATAACCATTATTTTAAAAGCTCTTTAATCTCTTCTATGTCTTGTTGCATTGTTGCAATTTGAATCTTAATAACAGCGATATCCTGTTGCATTTCTGTAACACTATCGGCTTTTCTTTCGACAGCTTCAATCCTTTCGGACCACATACCCCATGTCATTATGATAGTTCCTGCTAGAACTAAATAAGGCAGAGCTGTTTTAATATCTATTTTCATTTTTTACATATACAACTATAATCTTCGCAACATTCACACATAGTATACTCCTATTTTGTTTTTGCAGACATACCGCTTAAAGGGTTATTTAAAGCCTTATTGATTTGTAAGTCAAGGCTTTCTTCAATGAGCTTTAACTCATCAAATACTTCTCTTGTATCTTCTTTTTGTCTATCTTCCACGTCATTTACAATTTCGGTTATGTGACGAATATCA